GGTCGAACCAACCCTGCGCCTTGGCGTTCTCGAAATAGTCGCCGTTAAGCCGCGTGATTTCGCCCGGCTCGCGCTTGGTATTGCGCCCGGCCGCCGACGGAATCGGTTTGTCTTTATCGACGACCTCGCCCGAGCCGCGCCACGCGATCGCGGTAATTTTCTGCCGGCGCTTTTCGTTAAGCACGCGCGCGTCGCCCCGAACGCCCGCCCCGAGGCCGTCGGCGTCGTATTCGAACTCGTCGATTCCGAGCACATCGCAAAACCCGAAAACCTTGGCGACGCTGTCGAAAATATCGGACCCCTTGCCCGACCACGTCGAGACGTTTTCGACCTGAATTGAGCGGGTCGCGCAAAAGGCGCATTCGTCGTTACCCTCGTCGCCGACGTCGAACGCGGCGGCGCGGCGGCCGCGCAGGTCGATACCCAACGCCTCGGCAGCGCCGACGGCCGACTGTACCCATTCCTGCGGGATAACTACGCCGACGACCGAGGCCGTATAACTCATATCGACCTCTTGCGCCAAGGTGACGGCGTCGAGTTCGAATTTCTGCTTTTCGTACCACGCGTCGTCTTTGCGCGGGTCGTCGCGCCAATGCGCATGGAAAACCATGCCTTTCGCGGCCCAATCGGCCCGGTGGATTTTCTCGGCAAAGGGGTTCGCCATGCCGCGCGGGGTAGAAATCGAAATCGCGCAGTTCGTCGTTTGCGATAGCGACGCCTCGACAAGCTGCGGCCGGGCGATGAGGGCGGCCTCGTCGAGCCAATAGAGCGTCGCGCGGTCGCCGGCGCCGATATTGTCGCCGGCCTCGCCGGTCATTACCGAGTCGGTGCCGGGAAACTCGATAAGCATATGCGACGAGTTCGCCTTGCGCTCCCAACCGCCGCGAAACTCGACCGGCAGCAATTCAATAAACTGCCGGGCCTTATGAAACATCGCTTTCGGCTCTTTGGCCGAATCGACGTAAACCTCTTTGCGCTAGCCGAACCCGATATGCAGGCCCTCGCGGAAAAGGCAGAGGGTGCAGCTTAGGGCGATCGCAAGCCACGTAAGGCCCCAATCGCGCGACTTGTCGGCGACGCCCGGCTCTTGATTGCGCCAACGCTGCAGCGCCCATTGCAAAAATTCGCGCTGCTTTGGAAAAAGCACGAAAGGAACGATTGTCGGCTGCCCGACCTCGGCAAGCCGCGGGTCGAAAGTCATTCCCCAATCTGAAATGAAATCGACGACGCCGTCGTCCGTCGCATAGTACGCGCGCACGTTGCGCAGGCGCTCGCCGGTATCGTCGGCGCGCAGCCATGCGAGGCGCCGCGCCCGCTCGGCAAAAACCGTGCTGTAATCCGGGTTTTTCCAGTCGAATTGATCTAGGATTTGAGCCACGCGAGCACCGCAGCCCCCGCCGCCGCGATCGCCGCCCACGGCGCGCTGCGCTGCAGCCACGACCAAGCCCCGAGCGCGCCGTCGCGGCGGTCTTTATCGCGCATTAACGCGTCAATTCGCTTGGTTTCCTCGGCAAGCCCGTTTCGCAGCCGCTCGACGTCGTCGTGCACGCGGTTTGCCTCGATACGCGCCATGCGCTCGGCCATTGCGGCCATTTGTTCCTGCATTCGGGCGAGCGAGGCCGTTTGCTGGCGAACGCTATCGGCAAGCTGCCGTATTACCTCGAATTGAAAACGAACGTCGCTCGGGTCGCCCGTGGCAAGCATCCTATCCGGCAAAGGTTCGGCTCCTGCGAAAGAGGTTGCGGTCGCGTGCATGGCGCGCAGAGATAACGCTTAATCGCAGTCGGGGCAATCGTGCTCGTGGTATGCCGGCCGGCGCTTGCCATATTCGAGCGATCGCACGAGCCGGAACGACCAACCGCGGGCGTAAACCTCGTCGTCGGCCTCTTTGCGCGAGCCCTCGGTATCGAGCAGGATATCGTCGCCGCAGGTATCGCAAACGACGCGCCAAATACCGGGGGGCTCGCGCTGGATTGTCACCCGAGCCCGCCAAATCCTAAGAGGCCCGAGGGGTTGCCGCCCGAGGCGGTGCGGTTCCCCTGCTCGATATTTGCGGCGACCGAATGCAGGATTTCGGCCGGGCCGAACGGCAGCCCCCGGGGCAGGTCGTGGATTTCCTGCCCGATAAGCTGCGCGAGAATCGCGATACGTTCGACGCCGGGCATACCCTGCGCGTCGAACCGACCGACCACGCCGCGCAGTTCGGACATAAGGGCTTGGTGCGCCGCGACGGGCTCTTTGCGGTGCTGCATGGTCACGGCTCCAATCGGTCGGCGACGAGTTTAGCGTACCCGACGATATCGTGCCAAGAGTCATGGTAATTCGGGTCGCCGTTCAAAATACGGCCCGCCTTGTGCGCGATCATTTCCAGCGCCTCGCGTTGGTCGACCGCCAACCCTTCCCAATTCGGGCTATCGGCCATAGCGGCCTTGATCGCTTGCGTTATCCGCGCGTGCTCTAGGAACTCGCCGTACCGCGACCCCCGTTCGGCGAGCGTGCCGCTTATACTTTCCGTCATTTTCCGTTTTCCTTTCGTCAAAAATCGGTTTGCTCGCGCGAGGCAAGCGCGATCGCCCGGGCGTACGCCTCGTCGGCGGCCTTGGCGCGCTGCGCGTCTCGGCTTGCCTGCAGCCGGTCGGGCGCGTCGCGGCCCGGGATAGGCGAGGGGCGGCGGGGCAATCCGATTCGCAGCGCCCGGCCGGTCACGGCGTTACGGTTGCGCCGGGCGAGGCGGGCCGCGATATCGTTTACCGGCAGCCCGCGGGCCCAAAGCGCCCGCAATTCGTTATCCTCGTCGGGCGACCATGGTGGGGGAAGGCGGCCCGTCACGATAGCAGCGCCCGCAAGAGGTCGGCGACCGGGGTTTCGGTATCGTCGGCCGCAAGCGCGCCGGTTTGCACGAGCACGGCCCGCACGTCGGCGAAATCCTGCTCGGCCTTGGCCGCGGCGGCCTCTAGTTCGTCGACCTGCCCGGCGAGTATTTCGATTGCCCGGGGCGGGTCGGTCCATTTGCCGTCGGCCCCGAGGTCGCGGCGATCGCCCGCCACGTAAACGGCGCTTTCGCACGCCTCGACCGTATCGACCGTATCGAGCAATTCTTGCGCAAATTGCGCCTGCTCGCCGTCGCCGTGTACGCGCAGGTGCTCTAGGAACTCGCGCGAATTGAGAAATTTAGCGGCCAATTTGATATCCTCGATTATGCCGAGCCCGGCCCATGGCAGGCTGCGGTCGGTTGCCATTCGCTCGGCCCATTCGAGCAGCCGAGCGGCGAGGCCCTGCGGTTTCCCATAGGGCGAGACGTATTCGCCGTTCAAAACGGGCATTCGTCGGTTTCCTCGGTTTGCGCCAGAAACGGCCGCAGCCATTCGGGCGGGGTAAGAAACGGGATATCGTCGGCCGGCGCCTCGTGCTCGTCGGGCAGTTGCTCGTAACCGCGCTCGACGAGCAGCCAATATTGACGCTCGGCATTCGACTGCTCGACCTTTCGCCGATGGTGCATTTCGGCGAGGTTTTCCGCTTGCGATTGCCCGGTGACGTGCTCGACGCAAAGCGTATTCGGCCCGGCCGGGCAGCAATGGCCGGCCTGTACGCCGTCGAGCGCGAGCCCGTGAATATGGACCCCCGCCCAACGGTGCGCAAACCAACGCGCCCCCTCATACCAAAAGCTGCCGTAAGTCGCGGTATTGCCCCGTCCGCGCGTCTTTCCGCCGACCCAAATAACGCAACCCGTGGTCGCGTCGAATTGGCATTTGCTGGCGAACCGCTGCAGGGCGTCGAGCGGCTGCAGCCGGCCGCGATCGTCGCGAGGGCAAATAGCGGCGCCCGATCGCTCGGGGGGCGTACGGCGCATTACCCGCATTCGCTTTCGAACCGGTCGAGCGCGTCGTCGCGCGCGGCGCAGCGAGGGCAAGCCGTCTCGGTCGCACTTTTCATTTGCGCAGGCACCCGCCGCCACAATCGGTTTTTCCGCACGTACACGTGGGGGCCGTGCGTATTGCCCACGTGACGACGACCGTAACGACGAAAGCGAGGATTGCGTATTCCATGGCGATTCGCTCCAATAGGGGCGACCTGCCTACGACGTGCTTGACCGCCCCGTCAAGAGGCCGCGAGGCTGCCCGCGATCATTTCGCGATACGCCTTTGCCGCGACGACCGGGTCGGCCTTGCGCAAGTCGTCGACCGCCACGAGGGCCCCGATAGCGCCCGAATGCTGCACCTTGTCGGTAAACGCCCCCATAATCCGGCCGACGTTTTCGAGCGCCTTTTGCCGGTCGGCGATAATGATTTCGTACCCGCCGTTCGGTTTCACCTTTACGCCGCCAAAGAGCAGCAGGGCTTGGTCGCTAAGGTTGTCGGTATCGCGCGGCACGAACCGCTCGACGCCCTCGCCGTGGCATTGCGGGCAATCGGGGTGCGGCGGGTGCGTCGCGTTGTACCCGAACCCGCCGGCGATATCGGGAAACTTGACCTCGGGCCGCAGCGAGGGGGGCGCGAGGCGCGCTTGCCGCTCGGCGTCCTGCAAAGCCTCTAGGTACTCGCGCTCGCGCCATTGGTACCCGTGGTCGTCGCCGTGGCAGTATCGGCACGCCCCGACCTTTAGGCCGATCAGTTCGCGGGGGTCGGCGGTCGCGATATCTAGGAACCGCTGCAGCAGCCAGCCGACCGAGGCGGCCGTTCCCTTGAACGCCTCTTTCGCCCCGGCGCGTATGGCCGCCTGCACCCGCTCGTCGCGCAGCAGCTTGCCGCCCTCTTGCGCCGCGGTGTGATAGTTGATCGCGTTACCCTTGCCCGACGCGTGCTTATACGCCTGCGTCGCGTTCCGGTACCGCAAGTAATGCTCGACGAACGCCGCCTGTATTGCCGTAAGCGGCGCGTCGGGGGCGCGCGTCGGCGCGGGCAAATTTACGGTATCCATGCGCGCCAAAATGCCCGCGCGGTCAAGTCACGTCAAGCCAAACGCCAGCAGCGATATTCGCCCGTCTCGGGAATGCGCGCGACTTCGAATTGCTTGCCGTGCCGCTCGCCGTACCCCTTCGCGCACGCCCGCACGTTCGACAGCGTATGGATATGCACCGCGAACGAATCCCCGACCGCCATTTCACGCCAAGGATATTTTGCCGGGCGACCCGCGGGCTTTGCCTTACCGGGGAACGGAATTTTGCTAGAGATTTCAGACATTTAATTTACTCCGAATAAACTACGCATACCTTTAGGGGCTATTCGGTGTCATATCAATACCTACGTTCGGAACTTTCTTATCCTACTGTTTTATAACAATATTAAATAGTAATGTCCCCAACATATCCATATTTGCGCACATCACTATACGCGCGCACGCCCGCGCCCGCGCACACCCGCGGCTGATATGCTCGATTCTTCGGGGGATCGGGGGATTTCGGCGTAACCCCTTGAGACGTCTAGGGTTTTTCTCCCCCATAGGTTCGGGGGATTCGGCCCGATCGTTCGGGGGATTTTAACGATTTGGTAATTTGCCCGGCGTAAATTCGGAATTTGCCGCTAAATTTGGGAATTAACGCAAATGTCCTATTCCGAACGCGCTTATTCCGGTCCCGATATGACGGGCCGCACGTACCCCGCCGAGCCGGTTGCGCATTGCGCGGCCCGTGACGAATGGCTGCGGTTGGTTCGGATTAGCGGCCGGGCACGGCAGCGGCGGTACGCACGCGGCGCATGATCGCGGCTAGCTGGCGTCGGTCGACCTGTACGGCCCCGAGCGCGACCGCCCGTGCTCGCCGGAACTTTGGTAGGTCGTAATGCGGGGAGCTGCGGGGCTGGTACCATTCCGGCCGGCAGCCGATCGCCTGCGCCATGGCGTGCAGTTCGTCGAGCGTATCGGCGACCGTATGGCAGCAAATCATGCGCCCGAGCCGGTGCCGGGCCTCGTCAACGTACACGGCCATTACGCGCAGCTTACGGCAAATTGCTCGTCGGGGTTCCATTCGACGAGCGGGGCGTCGTTCCGCACGGCGTGCTTACCGCGCGCGAGCGGGTGCAGGGGCAGGCCGTCGTCGGTCGTGCCGAGGCATAGCGGTACGGGGCGGTCGGGCTGCCATATGGCGTCGATAGCCTCGCGCACGTCTTGCGGGTACCGGCGGCCGGGCTCGGCGCCGAACGCCATAAAGAGCACGTCGCATTGCGCGCCGATCGCGGCGAGGGCGTCGAGATTGGCCGAGCGCATGGCCTCGGTATACTGCCCGCTGCGCAGCACGCCCCAAAGGTCGGCCGGCTGCGTCGCCCGCCACCCCCAAACATTCCCGACGAGCATTCGGTCGCACCCGGCGCGGGCGCTGAAATGCCGCATACGGCGCACGGTCGGGTCGTCTTGCACGCTATCCGCGGTGCTCGGGTTGCAGAGCAGCCACCCGGCGCACCGGGGGCCCGCCCCGCGCTCTAGCAGCAGCCGGCACCGGTCGTCGAACGCGAGCACGGCGCCCATTACGCGGCGCTCGGGGCGAGGCAACCGAGCGGGTCGGCCCCGCATAGCCGCAATTCGGTTTTGGCGCGGCGCAACTGGCGTTCGAGTATCCAAATCTGCGCCTCTCGGCGCCGCTTGAATTGCTCTAGGGCCTCGGCAACCGTGCGGCTGGCGTATTGCTTGGCGCCGTCGCGTAAATCGACGTGTCGGCCTGACCAAAGGCGCGCACCGGTTGGGGTCCATTTCTTTACGGAAACGGCAAATAACTCTAGTTGCGGGTCGGTTAGATAGTAATTCTCGCCGCCGAATTGGTCGATTTCGCACCCCGCGTACCGCACGCCCTCAATTCGCCAGAGGTATTCGAACCCGGCGACCGTATGGCGCAGGGCTTGGCTTTCCGCGGCGGCAAGCTGCGGCCCGTCGATCGTGCGCAGCACGGGGGTTCCGTAGTGCATCCCCATTATTGCACCCGCTCGCACGCGTCGGCGTACCCGGCCGAGCAAGCGACCCGGGCGGCGTGCTGCTGCGCGCGCAATTCGTCACGCGCGGCGCGCTCGGCGGCGGTCGGGCCGGCCGTCATATAGAGGTACACGAGCACGCCCACGACAAGGGCGCCGACCCAACCGAGCACGGCGTCGCGGGTCGCATTCGGGCCGAGGGCTTCTTTGCGCCGGTGCAGTTCCTCTAGGGCCCGCAGCTTTTCGGTATCGAGCATGGTTCACGTCTCCAATTCAAAAGCGGTGCCGTCGACCGCGGCGAGCAACCCAATTTCGAGCATGGCGAACAGTTCGGCCCAATCCCGGGGCAGGCTCGTCGCTTTGCTACGGTTCACGTCGTCGCGGCCCCATGCGCCCGGCACGGCCTGCAGCGGGAATTTCGCCCCGTACCAACTGATAATCGGCATGGGCGCGGCGGGCATATGCGCAAGCCAAAGGTTGCACGACAAGTTCGGCGTATGGCAGTCGACGTCGGGCTCGCCTTCCCAATCCTCGACAACGGCGTCGAGCCCTAGCGCGCGCACCCGCTCGGCGATCGCCTCGGCCGCAGCACGGCGCCCGGCAACGCGCGACAGGTCGAACGCGGGGGTATCGCTGC